ATTTTGATGATTTACTAGAAGGAGAATAATATGGCTATAACTTCACATTTGATCGAAAACGATCACTACGAATTAGTTCCGTCGAAAGAGTCTGACGATGCTTGGAATATTAGATTTTTGAAAGGGGACTACGTTGAAAGCGTAGTCTCCATCGGAACTATTAAAGTTGGTGAAGAAATTCCAGGTGGAGACGATCATCAACTTACGTTTGATTTTAATGTTTCGTATTCTCCTGACGATACACTTACTGAGGATGATGAGGATTTTCAAGAGTACGTTGGTAAAATTTTACTGCATATTATAGAAGATAGTATAAAAAGATCAGAAAATAAGGTTGACTAAATTACCTATATAGTATATAATGTAAGAATATCAGCAAGAGGTATTATTGAATGACTAACCCAGACTATCCAGTTTACATCATATCTAAGGGTCGATCTGATTCGATGGTAACATCCAGATCACTCGCCCGTATGAAAATCCCACATTATATTGCAATTGAACCTCAAGACGAGGACGATTATGAAAAAGCACTAGATGCATTTGCAATTAGGGACTATGTTACATTATTGATTGCTCCGTTCTCAAATCATGGTGACGGACCCGGTCGCGCTAGAAACTGGTGCTGGGACCATTCAATGACTTTAGGCTTTGAACGTCATTGGGTACTAGATGATAATATATCTGACTTTTACAGATTACATGAAAACAAACGTATTAGAGTTGAGACTGGTGCAATATTTAAAGCAGCGGAAGAATTTACAGATAGGTATACTAACGTCCCTATCTCTGGTTTTCAGTATCGTTTCTTTATTGCGCCAAATCAAAAGTATCCCGCTTTTGTTAAAAACACAAGAATTTATTCATGCTTATTAATTGCAAATGATTGCAAGCATAGATGGCGCGGAAGATATAATGAGGATACTGATATTTGCTTGCGAGTACTGAAAGATGGTGACTGTACTATTCAATTCAATGCTTTCATGCAAGGCAAGTTAGCTACGCAAACACTAAAGGGTGGCAACACGGCAGAATTTTATCATGCAGAAAATACAGATCAGAAAAGTATCGTGACAGGCAAAGATTTGAATGACACTGGCTATAATAGCTTAGGCACTGCTAATAAATCTCAAATGCTAGTTGATATGCATCCAGACGTTGCTAGAATAGCTTGGAGATATGGTCGCTGGCATCACTATGTAGACTACTCTCCTTTTAAAAAGAATATGTTAAAATTTAGAGAAAACTATGTGCCGATGAGCGGCAATAACGAATACGGTCTTAAACTTGTGAGTGATGAAAAATATAAACTCCGAAACTATAAAGGAAAGAAGGATGTGTGATTTTATCAGCGATACTGTAGTGCAAGATAAAAATAGAAAGTTCTTTCAACCAGATTGTGATATTTGCGGAAAACCAAATGCAGCCCAACAACTTAATGGAGACTGGGCTAACGACATTAAATATGGATCTCCTAGATGGCGAATTTATGTCGATCCTTTAACAAAACAAAGATACCATGCGTGTGGTTGTTGCCATGAACTTATTCGACCTGGTAATAAACCAACAGATACAATAGTACACTGGAAAGAGGTAATTAATAATGTCAGATGATAAAAAAGTAGAAGAATCTGGACAATATGATAATTTTATGGATCATATGGGCGAAACAATAGCAGGCACTGCCTCACTTGCAGATTTTGTCGATATTGAGGATAATCGTGATAATTGGGAAAAACACTGGGTTGGTATGCCTACTTATACTCAGGAACATAATAAGACATATAAAACTGTTATGATGCATTTTCGCAATGCCGAAGATTATAAAGAATATTGTGATTTGATTGGTCAAGCCATGACTATGAAAACGAAAAGTGCATGGTATCCCGCATTAGACCGTGAAGCAAACAGTCTGTTACGTTGGATAGAAGATGATTGAAAAGATTTATATACCTACAGTTAAACGAGTTGATAATCAAATAACTTATAATAGCCTCTCGGACTCTTTGAAAAAGCGTGTTGTTTTTGTAGTACAAGCTTGGGAAAGAGAACAATATAAATATGATGCTGAATATCTAGTTTTGCCCGATTGGCTGACATATAAGCATCCACATGCTATTGCAGAAACTAGAAGTATCATATATCAGCATGCCAAAACAAGAAAATATATGATGGCGGACGATGATATGGTTATTGTTAGAAGAAATGAAAAATATCTTGGATTGCCGTCTAATATGGAAAAAGCAAAGCGAGTCGCTACTTCAGATGATATAGATTACCTTTTTGAAAGCGCGGCAAAAATTTTAACTGAAAATGCGGACGCTTGTTACTTAGGTGTTTCCGCAGAATCTTTTGCTCCGAAACCTCAACTTATTACAAAACTGAGCGCAATTTATCAGATTTGGTTTATAGACGGAAGCAAATTATATGATACATTTTGCGAAAATAAAAAACTATTATCATCTACAATGCATACCTCAGATGATACCCTTTTCAATGTAGTCATGGCTACAAATGGGAAAGCTGGATGGAAAATGAATGATTTTTGTTCTAGAAACAAAAGCATTGATAAAAAAGCAAATATTGGTTCTGTGTTATGGGATAATAATAAAGACGATGAAGCCCAGCAAGATCAGCGCCTTTTAGCAAAAATGTATCCGAAATATTATAAGATAAAGGATGATGCAAAACTTGCATATAGAGGGTTAGTATTAAAGGCTAGGTTCGAATATAAAAAAGCTTATGACGATGCAAATGCCTCGAAATTAGATAGTTTTTTATCTTGACCTGTCGTAAAAAATATAGTATAATAGACGTTTAACGAAGGAAATAATTTGAGTAATATAGAACAAGTAATTCTAAAAAACATCCTTACAGATGAGCAGTATATGCGAAAAGTTTTGCCGTTCGTGCAAGTGGAATATTTTGAGGGTGTTTATAAAACTCTGTTTGTCGAAATTGGTAAATTTGTTGCAAAATATAATAAATTACCTACAGCGGAAACTTACAAAATTCAACTAGATGAATCTGGTTCTCTTACTGAAGAAAATTACAATCAAGCAATAGAAGTAATACCACAGCTATTTGATAAAGAGAAATCAGATGAGGAATGGCTCTTAGATCAAACTGAAAAGTGGTGTCAAGACAGAGCATTATTCAATGCGGTTATGGAGTCGATCAGTATTATTGACGGCAAACATAAATCTCTCACTAAGAATGCACTGCCTGAGATTTTGACAAAGGCTTTAGGCGTTTCATTTGATACGAATATCGGACACGACTATTTGGCAAACTTTGCCGAAAGATATGAGTTTTATCATCAAGATGAGGAAAGACTGCCATTTGATCTTGAATATTTTAATATCATCACGAAGGGTGGTCTACCAAGAAAAACACTAAATATTATTCTTGCTGGTACTGGTGTTGGTAAATCTCTGTTTATGTGTCACCAAGCAGCGGCAGCATTAACAGATGGTAAGAATGTATTATATATCACAATGGAAATGGCAGAAGAACGAATTGCAGAACGTATTGACGCGAACTTGCTAAACGTACCTATCGCGGATCTCACGGAATTGAGTAAAGAAAATTTTGCAGAGCGCGTTGCGAATATCTCTAAAAGAACGAACGGTAAACTGATTGTAAAAGAGTATCCTACAGGTCAAGCAAATACTGCACACTTTCGAAATTTACTTGGCGAATTAAAATTAAAAAAGTCGTTTGTGCCTGATATTGTCTTTATTGATTATCTAAATATATGTGCATCAAGTCGCATGAAAGGTATGGGAGGGTCTATTAATTCTTACACATATATCAAAGCTATTGCAGAAGAAATGCGCGGTCTTGCAGTCGAGTTTAACCTCCCGATTGTTTCAGCAACACAAACGACTCGCTCTGGTTATGGCAACTCAGATGTTGGGCTTGAAGATACGTCCGAGTCTTTTGGACTACCCGCTACTGCCGACCTCATGTTTGCTCTTATCTCCAGTGAAGAACTTGAAAGCATGGGTCAAATCGCGGTTAAGCAATTGAAGAATCGCTATAATGATGTAGGCTATAAAAAGCGATTTGTAATTGGTGTCGACCGAGCAAAAATGCGACTATTTGATGTTGATGATTCTGAGCAGACTTTGATAGACGATACGCCTATTTTTGATAAAACTCCGCAGGGTCAAGATGCTGCTAAATTTAAGGACTTTAAACTATGAAGCAAACCCACGCAGAATGTTTAGTTGTTACGGGCGAAGAATGTGCAGAGTTAACAAAAGAGTGTATGAAAATTCTTAGGTTTGGTATAGACGATGAAAAGCGAAAAAATCTTATAGCGGAAATGGGAGACGTACAATGTATGTTAGATTTGTTGGGAGATCATCTTGATATTTCAGGAGATGAGATACTTACCGCAGCTACAGCTAAAAGAGAAAAGCTCAAAAAATGGAGTAACCTAATAAAATGACAGATAAAGAGGAAATTAGCGAAGTAGATTTAGAGAAACTGTGGCATTATTTTCACGAAATCGTAGATAATAGAAAAGATGCAGGATATGAAAATCTACAAATCGCTGGCTTAATGATGGCATATTCTCTAAAGCTATATAGATTTGAATTGACTGATCAAGCATATAAGAGCCTGTTAAATTATATTTTTGAACAACACGAAAGTATGCTTGATGAACCCTTTACCAACGTAACCGTACACTAAGGAATTATTATGAAAGCAGTTTTAAGAGCATACACACAGCCACACGAAAGTCCTGCACTTGGAAATATTCAAGAATTTGTTGCGTTTTGTGCAAGAGTGTCAAATCCTACAAATCAAATGAATAATAGTACAAGTGAAAAACTTATTCGCTATTTAATTAAACACAAGCATTGGTCGCCACTCGAAATGGTTTCTGCGACAATGGAAATTGAAACTACAAGAGATATTGCCAGACAACTCTTACGGCATCGTTCATTTTCATTTCAAGAGTTTTCACAAAGATATGCTAATGTTGATGAGTTTGGGGAAAATATGTTCGAGGTTTGTGATGCACGATTGCAAGACCCTAAGAACAGACAAAATAGCATTGAACATGATGATATTGAACTTCAAAAAGAATGGGTAAGGCAGCAGCAAGTTGTAATTGAAGCAACTAAATCAGCGTATGAATGGGCAATCGAAAATGGTATCGCTAAGGAACAAGCAAGGAAAGTTTTGCCAGAAGGTCTTACAATGTCGCGGCTATACGTCAACGGAACGCTAAGATCATGGATTCACTATATAGAACTAAGAAGTGATAATGGAACTCAAAAAGAACACATGGATCTGGCAGTCGCATGTGGTGAAGCTATCAGCAAAATATTTCCTTTAGCCGAGGATCTAATGCAAGGAGATTAAAAATGGGAAAAAAACTTTCAACTCATTGGTCCGATAACAGTACAGATTATTGCGAAATTCATTTCAGTTATAAAGAAGAATATGCTTATATAAAATATTTTACTGAAGAAGGTATAAAATACTTTGAAGAAACTTTTCCTAATAATTCTCTTAGATATGTAGAAGATGCTGCTGAGAATTGGGCATTGGGCTATAAAGATTTATCGCCCGAACATCATACACAATATACACTAAAGTTTCCTAAAACCGCTTGACAAAGTTTACCTATTATGATATTATTAGTAATAACGAATCATAATAGGGACACAAAATGAAATATAAACATATCGCAATAATGGCAGCAAATGCTATAGTATGTGCAGGCATCGGATATGCAGTATATGAAAGCCAAAAAAGAACCAACGAAAGCGCAGAAGCAGTAGAACTAAGAGCAGCGGCTTTAGCGGAAGAATTTAATGAAAAAGAAGCTATTCGATTAGAAGAACATGCAGAAAAAGTTAAGCAATTGACTTGCTTATCCACTAACATTTACTATGAAACAATGGCAGTATCTTTGGTTGATGCCATGAGCGTTACGGACGTTGTACTAAATAGAGTAAATCATGCAAAGTATCCAGATACGCCGTGTGATGTTGTGCATCAATCTTATCTGAATGATAAAGGTGAACCACTATTAAATAAATGTCAGTTTAGCTGGTATTGTGACGGTAAAGCAGATGAACCACAAAACGCAGAAGCGTGGGAAAAATCTGTGAGATATGCAGATATTATATATAATCAAGGTACTTGGAGAGGCATTAGTGAAGGCTCTACACATTACCATGCAACATATGTTTCGCCTAGTTGGGCAAAGTCTTTTACTAAAATCGCTCAAATTGGAGCACATATTTTTTATAGAATGGAAGATGGACAATCATGAACCCAAGTGATGAAATAGTAAGACAGGAAGCACAGAAACAAGCAGAGGCTGCTTTTGATGGGTTTATTGTTTGGATGAAAAAGGGTACGTTATATTCTTGTTTGTTTCTAGCTGTAGTAGTTTTTGGCTGCAATGCTGGTGTTGAGGATGATGCTTATCCTGCATATAACGGTGAACAATATGCACCAACTAATATGGGAGATAAATGATGGGATTAGAGAATTATTATGATACACTATCAGAAGGATATATTCATTCTTCATGTATAACGCCTAAGACTGATTTGTTTCAACAGTCTAATTTTAAATCACATGCAGGGTTAGACCTCACATGGAAAATAGAATGTGATGCTATCTCAGATGCGGAATGGGAATGTTTTGCTAAAATGATTTCTGAAATTGAAACTCGACAATTTTCGAAAGTGATTGGTATTCCTCGCGGTGGTGTAAAATTGCAGAACGCTCTAAGTAATTATGTTTCGGGCAATGCATTTGATCCTGTTCTCATCGTAGACGATGTTTGGACTACAGGAACTAGTTTTAGAGAGTTTACCGAAATTCAACTTATTAAAAATGATATCGAACAGAATGGTTGGTTTGGTTGGTGCATCTTTGCTAGAACAATGACAGACTCTAAAGTGGCTGCATTATTTCAAATGCCTTCTGCGCCAGCAGCAACTTGGTGACAAAATATCGTATTCAGATATGTATTCGTAGGGGAATCCTAGATAATGCTGGAAGCGCGGTCACTACCGCGCTCAAATCTCTAGGGTTTCCCGAAATAGATAATGTAAGAATAGATAAGTTAATAGAAATTGAATTAGAAAACGCTGATTGGGATAAAGCTGAAGAAATAGCAAAATCTCAGACAAATGAAGTTATGGAATATTACGAGTTGGAGGAAGTAGAATGAAAAAAGCCAAATTACTTGTTATAGGACATGGACGTCATGGTAAAGATACTGTTTCCGAAATTTTATGTCAAGATTTTAAGTTGAGTTTTATTTCGAGCAGTATGTTTGCCTGCAAAAAATTTATCTATAACGATCTAAAAGAAAAATATAATTACAAATCATTTGAAGAATGTTACGCAGACAGACATAATCACAGAGCAGAATGGTACGGTGCTATTTCTGGCTACTGTGTCGCTGATCCTGCAAAACTCGGTAAAGATATTTTTGCAGAACATGACATATATTGTGGTCTTAGAAATGTCAGAGAATTTGTGGCTATGAAAGAACAAAACGTATTCGATGCTTGTATATGGGTAGATAGGTCTGAACATTTGCCGCCAGAAAGTAGTGAGAGCATGACACTAACCAGAGGTATGGCAGATTATGTGATAGACAACAATACCAATTTATAT